TCTGTCCGCTCCGAGAAGGGTAGGTCGCATCCATCGCCTTGCGGAGCTTGTTGGTCGATGCCTGGAGATCGGTCTGACCCGCCGAGGCCGCGGTCGTGCTGTCACCCACCCCGAGGTAGGCGTTCGCGTTGCTGAAGACGGTTCCGCCCGCACCGATGAGCAGATCCAGCATGAGTGCGATGCCCGCGTTGACGAGGATGTTCCCCTCGCCTTCTACCACCTCGTAGGGCCGGAACTGGCTGAAGAACTGATCTTCGCGGCCAGCCCAGAGGCCGATGTCCTCTCGGTACTTCTCGACCCGCCAGGCGGTGCGGTGCTTCGCGACTTCGACTGCGTCCATGCCTACCTCGTCGTTCTGAAGCCGAACTGCGAGGCTCGGCGTCCCATGTTGGTTTCGACAATACGCCCGACGCGCGTGGCGAGCTCGTCGAGATCGCGATCATCGCGGACCGAGTTGCCACTGATCGTGATGTAGATCGGCGAGAAGCTTCCACTCGCTCCGCCTCCGCTAGTGCCCATACCCACCGGGTAGGGCCGCGGATTGCGGATGACCGCCACCAGCTCCTTGCCAGCCTCGCCAGCGTAACCGAGCGAGGTCGGCTGCGTGACCTCACCCAGCATGCCAGCCGCATGGCCGCCCTCTCGCTGCTTGGCAGATGTATCACCGGGAATGCCGCTGCCGCCGCCTCCGCCGCCACCACCACCTCCGAAGAACCACGGCACCGAGGCACGGATCTCATCGAAGACCTTCTTCACCTGGTTGACGATGCCGACCGTGAACTGTCCCGTCTGCGTCATCAGGTCGGTCGCGAACTGTGCCTCGGCCTTGAGGTACTGCTCTTCGGCGGACGCCTGGGCTGAGATGTCCGCCACGAGCTGGTCGCGCTGGGCCGCGATGGCAGACTTGAGCTCCTCGAGCGCGGCCACCTCGACCTGGGTCTGGAACGCCTTCACCATCTCGGCGATCGCCGCAGCCTGGTCCGTGAAGGCCCGAGTATTCAGCGCATCCTGAAGCGCGACCTGGTTCTCAAACTGCTTCTTCGACAGCTCGTACTGCTGCTTGGCGAGGTCGAACTGCTGCTTCTGGAAGTCGAGCTGCTTCTGGGAGTAGTCCGCCTCGATCTTGGCCTCTTCGATGCGGGCCGCCCTCTCCTCCGGCGTGACTCCAGGCGCGGTGAAGCCCGCCACCGAGCGCTGGAAGTTGATCTGGCGCTGCTGGAGCTCGAACTGGAGCGACTGCGCCTGCTGCCCGATGAGCTGGCTCTTGAAGGCGAGCTTCTGGTTCTGGCGGCCCAGCAGCAGGTCGACGCGCTGGAGCACGCCGATCTCCGTCCCACCGCTGCGACCGATCAGCCCCGCGATGTCGCCCAGCGTGCGCTTGGCGATGAAGAGCTGGTGGTTGTACTGGCTGTACTGGAGGTCGAGCTGGAGGTTCGCCTGCTTCTGGCTGATCTGGTCGATGCGCTGCCCGAAGCCGCGCAGCTCGTTGATCGTGCCCTGCGGTACATGAAGCGTGTCGCGCAGGACCTTCTCACCCTCGGCGGCCTTGGCATTGACCGCATCGATGGCGGCCTGGGCTTCGCTCCGGTAGCGGCTGAACGAAGCGATCGCCTCTGGCGGCACGCCCTTGAACTGGCCGCCGATCCCCGTGACCTGCCCCGGCACGTTGAGCTCGCCGCGGATTGTCTGAGGCAGGCCGCCGAATGGCAGCCGATCCGCGAGGTTGTTGAGCGGCACCACGCCACGACCAAAGGCCGCCTGCGGCTGCGCCAGGCTGCTCAGCGCACGCTGGGCGGGCAGGAAGGTTCGGAGCTGGAGGCCAAGATCGGCGTTGATCCCGGCCCGGATGCCGCGGAGCTGGTCCTGCTGGCCCGCGATGATCTGCTCCGGTGTCCGGCGCGCGGCAGCCTTGCCGAGCTGTTCGGTGAGCACCGTGACCGCGACGGCATCCTTCTTGACGTCGCCAGTGAGGCCCTGGAGCGCGATGCCGCTGTTCTTGGCGGCATTGGCAAACTCCTGAAGATCAGCCGCCTGGAGCGCAGCAAAGGTCTTGTCGAGATCGGCGCCTCGGTCTTTTACCGCCCGGAGTCCAAGACCGGCCGCCTTCACATCATTCTGGAAGGTCTGGAACGCGGTCACATTCGGCTTGAATCCCGGCGTGCCAGCGGGTCCCTTCTCGGGTCCAAAGATGGGCTCCAGAAGCGCACGTATCTGGGTCTCGATAGGAGACCTAAGCGCCGTTTCCCCCGGTCCTGGGGGCGCTGTCCCGAGCCCCTGCCCCGCAAGATCGAGCTGTCGTGCGATCGCTTCTTGGGTGCTCTGCACCGGAGCGAACAACGACGTGTTGAAGAGGCCACCGGAGGAGGTGTAAATGTCTGGGTTGGTACTGAACCGCGTCCGCCCCCCGCCTCGCGGACCGAGGTTGCCCGACTCCGCGTTCTGGATGTTGACGGCAGCGGCCGTTTCTTCCGTCCGCCCCTGGATCGCGAGTGCTCCGGCCTGCGTCTCAGCTCGACGCTGGAGGGCTGGGGCGAGCAGCGCCGCATTGGCCCTGGTCAGATTCTTGGTGGCGAGCTCCTGCTCGACCAGCATCTTGACGTTGCCGCCCTGCTGCTTCTGCTGCTCGGCCAGGTTGTTGGTGATGGCGGCGCTGACGTTCTGGTAGCCCAGCGACCGCTCCACGAGCGGCGACAGCGCCTTGAAAGCGAGGGCCGATGCACCAGCCACGGCGCCCAGCGCCGTGCCGAAGGCAAGCGTGCCTCCGATGGATCCGACGAGGCTCTTGCCGAGGTTGGCAAGCTTCTCGCCGCCAGTCAGGCGAGCGAGCTGGCTGGCCTGGTTGACGAGGCCCTGCTGAGCCTCCTCGTTGGAGGCAATACGCTTGCCGATCTCCTTCTGGTCCTCGACCAGGGACGTGAGCAAGCCCTTCTCGACCTTAGTGAGCTTGCCGCCCTTCTCCTTCTTCGCGTTGATGTTGTCGAGCTGGGCGGCGTTGATCGACTGGAGCTTGTTGAGCCGCTCGGTGTCGGTGGCGAATCCGCCTGCCTGCGTCAACAGCTCTCCAGCCCGCTGGAAGCGAGCGGTGATCTTGCCCCGGCCACCGCCAGCCGCCAACTGCGCGACCGACGTTGCGAATCCGCGGATCGGGAGGCCCTGCCGTGCCTGAGCAAGCTGCTCCTCGACCGCCTGGCGAGCTCGATCAAGACCCGTGGGCTCGGCCGCCAACGGCGGGTTGAGAATGCCCTCGGCCTGCTCGGGTGTCAGGGTCCCCGCCTGGATAGCTCGCAGTGCCTCTGTGCGCGGCGTACCGGCAAGTCTGGCCTTCGGGGTAGCCGGTTGCTTCTTGCCGCCGCCTGGCGGTGTGACGCCGAGTTTCTGCGCCGCCTCCTGAACATCCTCGCGCGCCTGCTGGAACATGCGCTCGAAGTCCTTCGAGGTCGGCTGTACCCCTGCGGCGGCCACCGAGCCGCCCTGCTCGAATCCACCGGGCCAGTTCATCACCTCGACCGGCACCGGCCCACCGCCATGTCCGCCGAAGAATGGGATACCGCCGCCGCCACCGCCGCCCTCCACGGCTCCGGCCACTGCCAGATGCGGGAACTCGAACACCTGACCAGCAGGAGCGGCAGCCACCTCCGCGGGTGCCTCTGGGGCTCCGGCGGCCCATGGCATCGGTTCGGCGGGTCCTAGGGCAGCCGCGCGCGCGACATCGCGAGCCACACGCTGCCTCTGGCCGCGGCGGGGGCGCCTCGGGCGTGCGGCCGCTGTCGCCTGGGTCTGGCCCTCCATGATCGCGCCTTGGAGGCTCTGGAGCACCTGCGCCTCGAGGACGAAGGCGGCCTGCGCCTCGGCGTGCGGACCGGGTCGAATCTCCTTGGTCGGATCGAGCGCGTTGGAGACGGTCCGCGGCCCAACGCCGGGGATCAGACCTGCCCTACCGCGTGCGAGAAGCTGGTCGAGCGCACCGCGGATCCCGGATCCCGCCTCGCCTGGCCCTACATGCCTGCCGAGCGCACCCGCGACGTCGCCCTTCTTGAGCGCAGCAAGCCCCTGCTCGAAGGCATCCCCGAACGTGAATGGCAGGCCCTTGATGGTGCGGACCAGCTCGTCCATGGGCGATGCCGTGCGACCGGCTGCCACGCGTTCGACACGCGCTGCACGGCGTCCTTCGATCTCTTCCGGAGTGAGATCGAGGCCCGGCTGGAGGAAGGACATCTGAGTCCGCTGGCCGCGATCGCGTCCGCGGCGGTTCTCCTGGTAGGCGGTCCGACTGATAAACCGTCCGTTCAGGCCCCGGAACCGGCCCGTACCTTGATCGAGCCCCTCCTGCGGGAACTCACCACCAACAAAGGCAGGAGTGCTGAGCTGTCGCCGCGAGACGTTCTGGTAGAAGATCCGAGCGACCTTCTCCCAGTCAGTCGGACCTGTTGGCAGCCCGACGTTCGGCGAGATGAGCCCACCGCGGTTGGGTCGAGTGGGAGCCTCGGCAGTCGACGTAGCCGTGCCTCCCGCAGTGCGGGGCGCACCAATGACGCTGACGAACGGCATCGCGCCAAGCTGCTTGTCGATCTCCGCGAGTGCCTTGGCGGCCTTGGTCCGCGTCTGCTGCTTGTTCGCAGTGTTTGCACGCTGAAGCAGGACAACGCGGCTGTTCAGTAGCCGGTTCTCCCACTCGGTCTGTGCCTCGTCAGCTTGGCGCTGGAAGCTCGCCAGCCGGGTGCTGACGCCGCTCCGCACCCCCGCAGCCGTCCTGGGTGCCGAAGGGGGCGCAGCGGCCCGCGCAGGGCCTCCTGCGACGCTTCCACCGGGGGTGCCGCCGTGTCCGCCGAAAATCCCCGCTGCGGAGCCACCACCTGCCCATTGCGGGTTGAGGATGACCGTGATCTCCGGCGTGCCGATCGAGTCGACGATGGCCTGCCTGATCCGCTTCCCCTCGGCCTGGGTAATGGCCTTGATGGAGATTGGGACCGGCAGGCCACCCTCGCGGGCCATGGCGTCCTTGAAGTCGCGCCGGATGGTGCGGATCGTGTCGCGGGTGGGATGCAGGGCAACGTCGACCGAGACCCTGGTCTGCCGGATCTCCTTCAAGACCCGATCGACCGAAGCGTCCTTGACGACGGACAGCTTCATCTGAAGGGTCTTGTTCTCAAGACCCTTCACTGCCGTGTTGAACGCGTTCTTGATCTCGGAGGCGTCGGCCGTGACCTTGACGCCGATGCCCTTGATCTGTTCGCCCGCCATGGGCTTTACCTCACCCGCTCGAACGATTCAGTCTCCCAGGACGGGGTGTCCTCGGAGCCCTCGACCCACCAGCGCGGTGTGCCGTCGTCTGCCTCTTCTTCGTCCCGAGAGCCGCCATACGACTCCACCTTGCGGATCCAAAGAAGGTAGGCGCGATATTTCTTGTACTTCCGGGTGGGCCAGTGCGACACATCGGCCGCGCTGCCCACCTGCGGGAATGCCCGGGCGATCTCCATGAAGAAGATCTGGCCCCAGGTCAGGAGTTTGGGAGGTCTGGTCCCTCCGGCTTCTTCTTCGCGTCAGCAGCCGCGGCCTTGGCCTCGGCCTTCTTGCGATCGGCCTTCTCCTCGTCGGTCTCCATCTCGACGTAGTGCAGGCGACGCACGTCGTTCTGGACCCGGTTCACGACGGGGAACTTCTCCTTGCCCCAGGCATCGGGATTCAGCTCCTCACCGTCGACCCTGACCGCCTTGAGCGTCAGGAACTTGGTGAGCAGGGCCATGTCCGTGGTGCCCTCTTCCTCGTTGGTCGCCAGGCGCGCGGCGTCTTCGTAGTCGCCCGCCTCGACCTCGTTGATCTCATACAGCTTGCCGCGGATGTGGTAGCTGATGGTGCCTGGCTGCTCGACCTCTGCGAGCGTGGAGACTTCTTTCAGGTTGGTTCTACCGGCCACAGGTTCACTCCTTCTGACTGTAGGGTCCGACCTGTCAGCACCATTCGCTGGCCTTCGATCGGTTCTACCCGGAACAGCTCTGAGCCCACCTTGATGGTGAGCCGCTTGGTGAAGCGCGGGTCGTCGTACAGGCCGCGATGCAGGTACGACAAAACGGCATGAAAGTGGTAGACCACAGGCTTGCCCTGCTGCTGACCACTCTCATGCCGTTTCAGTACCCAATATCCGTCCTTGCCATCGAAACGTCCGACGACGGCGCCCATGGATGGGATCGACACGTCTCCGTGTTTCCCACGAATCTGCCCGAAGGGCATTGGTCCTTCTCCTGTCGGAGTTGAGGTTGGGGGCGGAGACGTCCTGCTTCCCCTCCGCCCCCGTTGGCAGCGGCTCTTACAGGCCGCTCAGCACGGTCCAGGCCGCCGCAGCCCGGAAGTTGCCGCTGCACCGAATCGCGTCCGCGTTGGACGCGTTGATCGAGCTGTCGAAGAGACCCGGCCCATGCGCGAGCAGGATCTCGAAGCCGTCCCGATCGTCGGCGTACAGGTAGACCGGCGTCTCGTCCTCGTCGGTCAGGTTGACCAGGAGGTCGCCCGACACATCCATGAGCCCTTCCCAGGTCCCGGAGACGTCCTTCAGGCCCGTGAGGTAGGTCTTGTTCGTGTCGCCAAAGGTGGTGGCCTCGACGTAGTCGCGGCCCAGGTTCAGGGTGTAGCCCGCCTTGGCTGCCACCTTGACCGCTCCCGGTCCACCCTTGGGGTTGTTCAGATAGATCGCCCCGTTCTTGCCGTGGATCTTCTTGCCTTCGTTGGCAGCCATGGTATCTCCCTACTCGTATTCCGCTTCCAGGTTGTTCTGGTCTACCCAGATGGAATAGGTCGCCCCCTTGCGAGCAACCTTCTTCCCCTCGGCATTCCGATCAGACGGGAGCGCGAGCTCCTCCGAGCGGCTGACGATTAGGGTGGTAAGCCCAGGGACCGAGAGCTCACCGTCATCGAGCTCGTCGGTAATGAGCTGGTCGAGGGTTCTAGCCTCGTCCGGAACCATGGCGTAGGCGATGATGTCCCATCCCCCGACCAACATCGCCGAGCCCCAGGCCCTCTCGATCGGGAGAAAGGCCGGGGAGTACACGATGTAGGGATAGACGATCGTCTTGCGCGCGTTGACTCCCTCGTGGATGCCGCCGACGGCTGCGTCACTGATCGCGGTGTTGGCGCGAAGTTTCGCCACGAGGGCTTTCTCGACCGGACCGGAGGTTGGAGCGATGTTCCTCGGTGGCATCGCCTACCCTCCGACCCTTCTCATTTCCAGCTCGATGTTGCGAATCAGCCTCGGCCTCATCGCCTCTCGAGCTGGTCGAATGTATGGCTGCGCCGCAGTTCGCGAGGTGGGGAACTCGACGTACTGGGCGTATTCGGTGGGGCTCTCCAGGATCCCCTCCGCGATCCCACCCCTCGTCGCGAACGATGTGATCTTCGAGTTGATCTCTCCCCGCAGTCGACCCCCCAGGGTCGATCGCTCGGCATGTCGGAGGGTGGTTCCCACCATGGCCGTGAGCTGCCGGGTGTAGACCCCGCGGCCGCTCCTGAGCTCGTAGTTGCCCCTCGAGCTGAGAAGCTGAGCGAACCGCTCGTTCCGCATCTTCGGCTCACCGCTCTCGGTGTACCTGACATCTCGCCCTGTCTCGCCGCCCAGCTTGTAGGTTTTGCCCCTGATGCGAGCGGTTGGAACCAGCCTCGCTGCTCCGGCAATGCGGGTCGTCGTCCTCGGTAGCTCCCCGGTCCGTATCGATCTGCCAGTGACCGGATTGAGACCCTTCCGGGCGAAGTCCGGCAGCTCGGCGATCTCTCCCTGGGTGAGCTCCCGTGTCCGTGCGGGCACGCCGCGCCGTGTGACCTTCCGCACAGGAGCCTTGCGCTTGGCGAACGTCTCACCGTAGGCCAGCGTGTTGCTGACAGCCTCATCAAGCGCATCGTAGATGCCGTTCTCGATGCTCCTCATCGATTCGGCACTGGCCGTGACCTCGAGAACCACCCGGACCATCGGTTAGCTCTCCCGACGCAGAGAAGCCCGCAGCAGGACCTTGTAGGTGCTCTCCTCGCTGGTGTCGATCACCGACCAGGCGTTGCCCTCGATGACCACCTTGTCGCCGCGAGAGATGTCTGTGCCGACAGGCACGAAGAGGCGTCCATCATCGATCTGTTGCAGTGCCCCCATCTCGTCGGTCAGGTTGAGGTTCGGGGCGTTGCGGAACCAGCCCATCACGACCGCGTCGGGCGTGCTCGAGAACGACTCTTCGTCGTCGCCGTAGTCACCCGCCACCGAGACCTTGCGGAAGATCTGGATCTCGGTCTGCATGCCGGTCAGGGCATATTCCCGCAGGCTCTCGATCTCGGACTGGGAGACCAGCGGCCCGCTCACCGGGATCCACCCCGGATCGTCATAAAGTTCATGCCGCCCAGGAGGGCTTGCGCCGCAGCGGGCAGCTCAATCCCTCGCTCGGCCCCGCTACGCGAGCCCACACGCCTCACACGGACCTCTTCGATCTCCAGTGACTCCAGACCCGTCAGGCCCTTTGCAGCGAGGCTGCGCTCGCCCAGGAAGGCATTCGCGGCGATCCCCGTTGCTTCCTGCACCTCCCATGGCACCTTGTAGACGAACGATGCGGAGAGAAGCGAGGCGGTCGAGATCGGATCATCGAGCTTCACGATCCCGCTGTCTGGGTCGATGGTGTAGCCGCCCGAGACGACCACGTCGTCGAGCTTGAGCACGATGTCCTGGTCGGTGTCCCACCAGCCCACCGAGGCGATGTACTCCGTCGCCTCGTCGCCAGAGGTCGTATCGGTCGCCATGAGCGGCTCGTCCGTCACCGGGAACTGGTGGCCGTAGGAGTAGTCGATCCGCGCGACCGGGTTGAACAGCCCGAGCTGTGGGACGTTGCCCGCGCCCCAGATGCCGATCTGGCTCAGCGCGAAGTTGATGATCTCGATGTAGCCGCCGTGCTTGTTGACGAAGACGTCTTCTGGCTGGAAATCGATGAACGTCGACTCCGTCGCCAGGACCCGCATCGCGGACATCGCCTTCAGCGGCGTGTGGAACGGGTAGACCCGTGCCGCCTGGTTATTCCGGCCCCACTCGTGCTCTTCGCCGATGATTTCCCCACCCTTGAACGAGTAGCGCTGTGGCGTCAGAGGCACATTGCAGAACGCGTCGACCGCAGCAGACGAGCGGAGCAGGTTCGCCCTGATCTCGTGGTCCGGAACCCCGTTGAGCCCGATGCCGAAGCCAGCCTTCTTGAAGCGCTGCGGGGTCATGTAGCCGGGGCTCCGACCCCCGACGATGACCGCTGGCCCCGTGACGGTCCCCGCCACGACAACATCGACGTACTCTGAGCCACTGACGTCGCCGCCAGCAATCTGCCCCGACCACTCCGCCGACCAGGTTCCGAGCTCCTCGTTCGAGAGCGTCTGCCAGAGGTAGCTGTAGGCGCCTATGCCGGGCTCGTCGACGATCGGTGGGATGACGAACGGCCCATACACGATGTCGCCGTCCGGGTTGCGGAGCGACATCGTGACGTTGTCCCCGTCGGCCGGGAGACCAGCTCCATTTCGATAGAGCGCCCTGAGTGTGATCTCTCCACCGCGCGCGACGGTTGCCATCGGAAACCCTCGTTATTCGGGCAGCTTCTCCACGGCGGGCTGCTCGCCATTCTCGACTGGGGCTTCTGGCTCAACCGCCTTCAGCTCCGGGACCGACGGTGGCACCTGGATTGCCATCCGCATGATCTGTCCCCGATCCAGATCGCAGTTGAACTCCTCGTTGTCCGAGAGGCCATGCTGCTTGCAGATGTTGCGAATGAAAGCGGTCTTCTCGTTGCCAAGCATCGACATGATCCGCGAGTAGTGCTGCTGGAGCGCCGCCAGCTCCTTCAGCTTCTCGCTGACGAAGACGATCTCGTCGTTGCGGGCCTTGATCTCGTTGACCTCGAGCACGGTCAGATCTGCCGCGTACTCCGGTTCAGGGAGTCGCTGGAGCACGGTACCCACCTGGCGCTCGACCATGCGTGGTTCCCTGGGAGCTCGCATCCGACGTCGTTGGGATCGATTCGGGAGGTCGGTCATGGCATCCTCGTGCAGGTTGTTAGAGCTCGCCACAGTCTACGCAGTTTGGTGCAGAGCCAGAAGGCTCATGGGTCCACCGTCACTGCCGCCATCCGCAGCTCGCAGGACGCATCCGAAGGCGGCGGATAGCCCCACGGGAAGCCGATCTTGTCATCGAACAGCACCGCCAGTGGCGTGGATGGCTCCGCCGCAGTCACCCTGAATACCTCGGTGCCGTCGATCAGGAAGGCGACAAAGCCGCTGCGCCGCTCGGTGCGGAACTCGTGGAAGGTAGTCCGGATGTCAGATGGGATCGGGAGGCCGTATTTGCTGCCCGCGCCCTGTCCAATGACGTGGGCCGCCAACTGCTGCCGCTCCAGCATTTCCGGCCAGTCAATCTCGGTCGAGGACCAGGTGGTCGTGTCGTACAGCCACCCCGCCTGCCAGCAGCCGGGATCTGGATTGAAGCTCAGCCAGGTGCGATAGGTGCCGTAGCCAAAAGTCGGGCCGTTTCCGCTCTGCGACGTGCCCAGCAGGACCGCGTCCCAGAGGCCGTCGCTGCGCTTTGCCGTGGTGAGATCTAGGTAGCCATCGTGGAAGCTGGCCCGCTGCGCGCCGTTGGCGAAGCGGTTGTAAGCCTCCATCAGGTCCGACGGGTGAGCGTCGGGGTAGGTCAGCACCTTGAAGGGCGCCAGGCTCCCATCGCTGAACACCTTGCGTAGCAGGGTTCCGTACTGAGGCGGTATCACCGGCAACCCGGTTGGACTCTGGCTCGCTGTCGGAGCAGGGGTCGGGGTTGGTGTCTGGGTCGGAGTGGGGATCGGGGTCGGGGTCGGCGTTGGGGCAACCGTCGGAGAAGCAGTCGCCGTTGGGTGCGGCCTCGGGGTCCGGATCGGGCGCTTCGCCTCTGTTGATCCGACCAGCACCATCGCGAATATCAGCGCAGCGGCGAACAGCCGAACACTACGCGGCATGACGACACCCCCTTATTCCCAGAGCGTTCTGCGCGAGAAACCTGCCAGCGGAATGATGCGGTTCGTCGTGAGTGCGGTCGGAATGATGTTCGACGGCAGCGGATAGGCCGACGCCTTCTCGAGCCCCAGCATGCGGCTGCCCCACAGGGCCGGTGAGCTGCGGAACACCGTCGCCGTCGTACCCGAGCAGACCAGCGCCAGCCACAGGCTCGGGTTACCGGGCCTCGAGGGAGGCAGCACGAACGAGGCGGTGCTGGCCTTGATCTCGACTGCGCAACTTCCCCACGCGGCTGACGTGAACGTGGCGTCGACGGTCGTATCGTTGCCGACATTCCACTCGGTCTCGAGCGCCTGCGCCGGAGTGGCGGCGGTCTGGTCCGCGGTCTCGGTGAAGCCAGTGCCGGGGGCCGTGGCTGTCGCCGCGGCGTGGCCGTGGGCACCGAACGTCGCGTTGTTGGCGGAGCCGAAGGCGGCCAGCGTTGCCAGCGCCGTACCGCTGCTCCCGGTACCGACAGCCTGCTGCACGATTCCGTCGTTGGTCGTCGTATCGACCCCTGAGAACTCCTCGAGCGCCCAGCAGGCGCCCGTCTGGGTGGTCGCGCCGAACGAGATGCTGATCGTGCCGGTGTAGTCGGCCGTCGGGACGCACGACCAGATGCTTACCCGGTTCAGGTTCGTGTTGTATTGCGTGGTGGAGCGGCTGGCCCACGTGCCACCACCCGTGATCGAGCTGACCGCAGTCGCGCTCGATCCGTGCGAGTTCTCGACGCTCATCAGGTACAGGCGGCCCGCCTTGAGCGTCACGCTGGCGGTCGTGTAGCTCGTCGCGTCAGTCGAATCGTTGCCACTCGTGATGTTGGCGTGTGCCGTTTTCCACGTGCCGCTCGCCTGCACGACGTTGGCATTGGCCGACACAATCCCACCAGTCGAGCGGATCAGGTCCATGCGTCCGGTGGTGTAATCGGTCATCTCATAGGCGCCAATGTCGAGCGAGTCAGTGCCGACCGTGGCTCCGTTGGTCCAGCCTGCCTTCGCCACCACGAACGCTTCGATCAGGTACATCGGGAAGAGCAGCGCGAGGTTCGCCGCAGGCCACGTTCCCGAGGCTGGGGCGGCAGCCCCTCCCGACGCCATCGTTCCCGCGAACTCGGGATGCCACGGTGTGATGATTGGCGGCGCGACCCGGTGCCTGGGCGGCGGTGTCCAGATCGGAATGGTCATGGACCGAAGGTCCGGTAGCCCTGGACGCCCATCATTGGCAGGTACGCTCGCGTGTACTTGGCGAACGTGGCCGGGCTGGCCCCGGTCGACAGCGGCATCGTGATCCCGGCCTGCTCGAGCAGACCGAACGCCTGGAGGATGCCAGCCGCAGGCGCGACGCTTAGGACTGTTAGCGTCGTCACGGTGTCACACACCATCGCCATGTAGTACGTGCCTCGCGCGAGCACGGTATCGGTGACGTCGAGAACCTGGAGATCCGTCGCCCCCGCTGCTGCGGTGGTTCCCTTGGACACCAGCCGGGTTCCGTCCTCAGCGTAGATCCCCAGATCGATGTTGCCCGAGGCGACGCCGATCGCTGCGAACAGCTTGGTCACGGTCACCGGCTCGGGCACGTAGAACGGCACGAAGATCACGAGGTTGGCGGCAGGCCACGCCGCTGCCGCCCATCCCGTCATGGAGGCGCGGTAGGCGGCGACCCCGAGAGATTGCTCGGTTGTCGGCGTGATGATGACTTCGCCGGGTCTGGCGAGCTCCGGGGCGAACAGCATTAGTAGATCTCGAGCAGATGGAGCTTCGCGTCGCCCGTCGCCGTGTAGGCAGCCGATGTGATGCCCGTGATTGCATTCGTCACCGGCAGGAAGATCGAGGCTCCCGGATCGAGCACGTAGTGCGTGGCATAGACCGCGGTGCCGCCGCTGATGTCGAGCGCCACCCCGACGGTCTGCTTATTCGTAATCAGCACGCCCTTCCGCTGCGATCTGGCAGAGATGACCGTCGTCGACGTGTTGCTGATCGCCACCTGGCTGGCGGCATTGGTCCCAGCTCCGACCTCGTAGCCGACCTGCGCGCCTGAGCGCAGATACCAGGACTGAACGGCATCGCCGTCGGCGCTGACCGCGGACGGTGCAGCGGCGCTCGCGTAGCCACCGATCAGCAGCGGGTTGCTGCCGGTGCCGACCGCATCGTGATCCGCGAGCCCCTGCACGCCTGCGCGGACGTACCAGGGTGCCTGCGATCCAGAGACCTTGACGGTGGCGGTGCCGGAGGCGTAGACCGCGTTGACCCGGTAGCGGACCTGGCGGATACCCTGGCACGGCACCATGTACATGTCGTTCACGGCCGGGACGAACGACCCGCTGATGAACGATGGCGGCAGGCCCATCTTGATGACTCCGGACGCCGTCACCCAGTTGGTGTCGTCCCCGGTCACCTCAAAGATCATGGAGCCCGGCGTCGTACCGATGGTCGTGACGTGGAAGATCATCGAGGCCGCGCCATCGGTGACCACCGTCACGGCGTTGGCGGTGTTCGTAGCGGCCACTCCGGCCGGGTTCGTCTTGCGATCCCAGCCCGGCCCGATGCCTGCCGCTGGAATCCCGGTATCGACGTTCGGCGCTGCATCGAGCGCGGTGATCGACCGGGAGCGATCCCAGGTCGTGCCGTTGAACACCGAAGACCACGACTGGGTATTCAATCCCGCCGTGGCGGTGAACGCATCGGTCGGCGTGTTGGCGGTGGCCGCGCCGGTACCGTCGTAGCCGGATGCGATGAACACGCCGAGTCGACCCTTGGAGTCGAAGTGGGCGTCGACCCGATCCCCTGCCGACACGCCGGTCGGATTGACGGCGGTGACCTTGCCACCGACCTTCATCGGGTTCCCGCTGTCGACGGAGTCATGCGGCGTGGCTCCGCCGACAGCGAGTGCTCCGACCGCGCTGACGCCTGTCTCGAGGACACCGCCAGCCGCGACTCCGCCGCCCGAGGCCGGGAATACGATCCCGCTGACCTCGATCAGGTCAGTACCGCCTCCAGTGTCGTAGTCGAGCTGGCGCTGTTCCCCAAACTGGGCATCAGCCATTGGTCATCAGACCTCGTCCCAGTACCCGGTGCTGTAGACGTCGGCCGCGACCGATGCGTCCTTGTTGGTGATCCTCACCCCGAAGCCCGTCGTCGCGTCGGAGCTGGCCCGGGTGATGAAGGTGTCATCTGGCGCACGCCACTGGAGGAGCTGCCCGGCCAGGGCGAAGGCCACGACCCGAGCCGTGAATGAGCCGGTCAGGATCGTACCGATTTCGATCTTGATCGGGACGGTCGAAGTGACGTCCGCACCCCAGAGCTGACCCGTCTTGCCGGAGGTGACGTAGTGCGTCAGGGTGACGTTCGCCCCAGCGCCCAGGGCGGCTGAAGTCTGCGTGCTGAAGAACGCCGAGGTCGGCTTGAGCGTGTAGAACGCCGCACCGTCGGTCAAGCGGACCGGGAGCGGGTTCGTCGCACCTGGCGCCGAGCCGACGATCTGGTTGACGTTGATCGAGCTGTTCGCTGCCGGAGTGACCGCGACGGACCCCTGGTCCGAGGCAATGACCACCGGGAGGCTGTTCGCCGAGGTCTTCGACCCGATCGTGATGAGCGTTCCTGCCGAGGCCAGGTTCACCACGGGCGAACCATTCCGCAGCATCCACATGGCGACCGCGTCGTTGTTGGCCGACACGTCTGAAGGTGCCGCCGCATTGGCGAGGCCCATGCTCATCGTGCCGGTCGGCGTCGACGTCGCTGCGGCGTCTCCGACGTACTGCGTGCCGCTGCCGAACGACGTGATCTGGTTGCCCGAGCCATCCACGATGGCGACGTTCAGCGCATCGTTCGCCGCCAGGTCACGGACTGTCGCCAGGGTCGTGCCATCCGAGATGCGGACATGCTGGGCCGTGGCGATGGTCTGCCCGATGTTCGTGAGCAGCGTGCCGTTGGCGGCGATGTTCACGACCGGCGACCCGTTGCGAAGCATCCACATCGCAACCGCGTCGTTGTTGGCAGAGACGTCGGTCGGTGCCGCCGCATTCGCCAGGCCGACGGCCATCAGGCCAGTCGGAGTGGCTGTCGCCGCCGCATCCCCAACGTACTGCGCGGCCAGCGCAAGCGCGCTCTGGTCCGAAGCGATGACCACGGGCAAGCTCGAAGCCATGGCCTTCTGGCCGATGGTGATGAGGGTGCCCGCCGAAGCAAGGTTCACGACAGGTGAACCGTTCCGCAGCATCCACATCGCGACCGCGTCGTTGTTGGCGCTGACATCGGACGGCGCTGCCGCGTTGGCAAGGCCCGAGATCATCAGCGTGTTCGGAGTCGCCGTCGCCGCAGCATCACCGACGTACTGGCCCAGCAGGTCAGCCGTCAGGGAGCCTGAGTTGTCCGTCACCGGCACGGCGACGCCCGAGGCATCGACCGAGAGGCGACCCGCGGCCGAAACCGCGGCCTCGTTCGTCCCGCCCGTATCAATGAGCTTCCCCCGGACGAACTCGGTAGTAAGTGTCTTGACCGCGAGGCCAGTTGAGTTGTCAGCCATCGACAGGCTCCTTCGGTGCCTTGACCATCAGTTTCAGGTTGGTGTCGTTCTCGGCGATCTTGGCCGTGAGAGCTGCCTCATTGGCGAGAATCTTCCGAGCCTCTTCATCCAGTTCCTCGTTCGCGAGCTCGGCTCGCGCGAGGTTGACCTGCTTCTGACCGTCAATCTGGGATAGGCGAGCCTGCCCCTGCTTTATCGTCTGTCGATGCTCGAGCGTTGCGAGCTCGAGGCGACGTCGTTCGATCGTGTAGTTGGGACCCGCGTCAGCCATCTGAACCTCACTCAGCGAAGATGGTGCCTTCGTAGTCGCCGGACACGGGACCCGTGTTCTCGACCCGGAGAGCGATGACTGAACCCGCCGCGATGACCTCTGGGTTCGGCATGACCAAGTAGCCCTCGTTCACGCGGCTGAAACGAGCCTTGATCCCCTCCAGGGGAGCGTTGTCCACTTCGACCCACATCTCGCCGTCAGTGGTTCCATGCACCTTGAAGCCACGCAGCTTCCGGGTGCCAGCCACCGTGCTAACGATGGTCTGCACACCACTCGGCGCCAGACCAGCGATGGCTCCCCGGACGTTCTGCGCGTTCGGAGCCCCACCGCTGCTGCCACCAGCGACAGGCTGGACGATGGCGGTCATGGCGATCCTCGTAGAGATGCGGGGGGCCGGGGGCCACCAAGGACCCTCGGCCCCTCGTTCAGTGCCAGATCTGCGATCAGGTCTGGAAGACGCGGACCTTGTTGCTGAAGGGCAGAGCCTTCTCAGCCAAGCCCCACATGCCGAAGACGATGAACATGCGGGTGAGCTGTCCGCCAACGCCGACGGGGATCTCGATGACCGTTGGGGCTGCGGAGCCCAGGTACGGCAGCGAGATGGTGGCCTCGTCGAGGACGTAGATGTCGCCCACGGTCTCCCCGTTGGCGCCTCCGGTCCCCGTGTAGGTCCCGATCGACGGCCCAGGCACCGGGATCAGCGGCAGTGCCCCAAACGGGCTGTTGAATGCCTGAGTCCGAACGCCGACCGCGATGTCGACGAGCTCAGACGTCCAACGCACGTTGGCTTCCTGCTGCTTGTCCAGGAGGTGCTTGTTGAAGGCCGACAGGTAGATCGCCGAGGCAGATCCGCCATCGTCCATGATCGGCACGCATGCCAAGTCGAGCTTGTCGATGAACTGGTCAGGGGTCCCTGCGAAGGGATCCATGTTCACGACGCGGCTGCCGTTGGTGTCCGTGTTGAGAAGCTGGCGAAGCCCGGTGAAGCCGTCCGGATCGAACTCGCCCGCCTCGGTGGAGGCGGTTCCGCCCGACTCGGTGTCGTTGGCGTTGCCACCGAAGATGGTCTTCTGCATCTTCGCGGCGATCGCCACGAGCGCCGACCGCATCTCGAGCTGCTCGGGGTTGAAACCCGAGCCGGACTGGAGCGCGGCGAACTGCTGCTTCAGGGTGACTCCGCGCCGGGTGCCGATGATCGCGACGTTCGTGGTCTTCCGGCCGTACGTCCCACGATCGTCAACGACGGTTCCCAGCTCGGAGATGAACTCAGCGCCACCCGGGCTGGTCTGCTGGGTGAAGGTGTGGACCAGGCCGTTCGCGGGCTCCTTGGTGAAGCGATCCCACGCTGGGAAGGCTCGCACGAAGAGCTCGTACATGAACGGCTCGAGGTCCTGCCGCACCAGGGCAGAGCCGGAGGTCGTGTCGAGCGCCTTCTTCAGATCCGGGCTGGCTCCGACTGCGTCGATGAGCTGCTGCCCACCGGCTGCCAGCCAGACCTCGAGAGGAACGCCGGTCCCCCGGACGCGAAGCTGCTTGCTGAGCGCGTGGTAGACGTGCGGGGTCGCGAGCTTCCGCAGCTCCATCTGCATCTCGAAGATGTCATCTCCGGAGAGCAGCTTGCGTGCGGGTGTCTCGTCTCCCGGCCCTTCCACGATCGGCGTGGAGTGGGGAGTCGCGTTGAGGGCTTCGAGCTTCTGTCGAAACTCGTCGACGAGCGCGAGCCCTTCTGCGAGATCAGGGTGCATCGGAAGCTCCTTGGTTGTGCTTGGCGATGTAGGCAAGGAGCTCGCCGCTGTACGGACCGCCCTTCAGGCGCTCCGCGAGGCCAGCGGCCTCACGTCGCACCACGGACTTCCGTCCAACCGGCATGCTCATCAGCCTGTTGACGATCTCGACCGCGGTCGCGACATTCTTGTCGGCCTCGGCGAGCTTTGTGGTGAGAGCCTCGTTCTTGGCTGTCAGCTCAGCGGTCTTCGCTCTCTCGGCGATGAGTGTCGCTAGGGTCTCCCCCAGCACCCTCACGGTCTCGGTGAGACCGTTCAGCACTCCCTCGGCCTGGAGAGCTCGGATCTGAGCCTCGGCCTCCTTTTCGGCTTCCCCGTCAACCCCTGCGTCGCCTTCAGGGTCGCTCGCGGGTGGAGCTTCCTGATCGTCGGTGGGGTCAGCTTCCTCGCTCGCCGAATCCGGGGGGTCCGGGGCGGGCTCGGAGTTCAGGATCTCGGAGGCCATGTCCTTCGCAGTTCGACCCTCGAACTCGCTAGCTGCGACGCCATGCTCAAGCGCATAGTCGATCGAAGCCTGGACGGCCTCCTCCATTGCATCGAGATCGGTCCGACTGGCCTTGCCAGCCTCGACCTGAATCTGGTAGTGGGCGATGATCTGGTCCGGGCCATCGGCCTGGAAGACCCCGTCCTCGTCGTCGTCGGGCTCAGGCGGCTCGCCCGGCTCGGGAACCTCTGCCACCACGGTGGGTGGCTCTTCGGTCTCGTCGTCGACCTCTGTGTTGGCGAGGTCGAGATCCTCCTCGGGATCCACGGACGCCTCCTTCTTGCTGAACGACAGCCACTTCTGCCGCATCCGGTTGAACTGGTCCTCGCTGGCGCCACGCACGGCGCCCTTCTGGATGAGGCCCTTGGTGGCGTTCTCGACCCAGCTCAGCGGGTTCGCGGGGATCCCGACCATGCTCGCTTCGAGAAGGATGACTTCGTTGATGATGAGCGGCGCCCAGTAGTCGCCCTCGTAGTCGGGGTCCTCCTCGAAGTCGGTGATTAGCGCCCCGATCGAGATTCCAACCGTGACGCCGTTCTCCATCGAGGCGAAGGTGGCCTCGGCACGCGGGTTCGAGGAGTCCTCGAGGACGGTGATGTCCATCAAGGTGATCGGGTCGTTGGGGGCGCTCTTGTCGATGTAGCCCTGGGCCTTGGCCTCCGCGGCGGACATGGTCCGCGTGCGGGCCTTCTCGGCCACGCCGAAGACATCCTCGGGCAGCTTGTAGTTGTGGTTCAGGAAGATCGTCTTGCCGACGATCTGCTTCGTCATCGATCGAACGCAGGCGTCCGTCATCCGGTCGCCATGCAGGTCCTTGACCGACGAGGAGGCAATGCCTCTGACCCGCTTGCGGCCATCCGAAGAGGCGGACGACTTGACGACCTTCAGCTCCCCCGTGAAGATCTTGAAGTCAGGTCGCTCGTGCTCCCCTTCGTCGCCGAGCAGCACGGTTCCCACCATTGGCTCGAGGGACTCGAGCAACTCCTGGGTCGACTGCGGCTTGGGCTTCGTGAGCGTCATGCGCTAGCACCTCGATGTACTCGTTGAACCTTGCCGCTGCCTCGTCCCAGACGAACGAGCGGGTGACGTGCTCCAGACCTGCCTGCTCGGCATCCCGACGCCAGCGCCGCGATGCGTAGGCACGTTCGATGGCTTCGGAGAAGGCGCCGATGTCGGCGAGCCAATGGTCCTGTCCGAAGGGGACCGTGATCTCTCGCCCGGGTTCGATCAGCTCGCCACCAGGACCCACGACCTCGGGGATCGCAGATACGTTCTGGGCGATGACTGGAACGGCGCAGGCCAACGATTCGGCCAGCGTGAGCCCGAAGCCCTCACCTCGGCTTGTCGACACGAACAAGTCGAAGGCGTTGTAGATGGCGTTGAGATCCTGCTGGCTGTACCCCTGGTTGGTGATGAACCGGCTCGGCACGCGGAACCGATCCAGCAGGTCGAGCTCGCGGCTGAAGAGCGCCGGGAGGTTGACACCCGATCGCTCGTCCTTGGGCTTGCAGTGGAAGTAGGTGACGACGTCTGAATGGCGACGCATCACCGGCAGCACGGCTTTCCAGGTGGATGCGAAGTCCTTGCGGCCGGTGTTGCGATCGACCCTGCCGATCAAGAACGAGTCCGGATCGAAACCGAAGGCCCGCTTGCAGTCCCTCTTGGTCCGAAGCACATCGCCGCGGCTGATGGTGATCGGCCGCTCCCCGGAGACCGGCCAGAAGAGATCCGTGTCGACGCCGTGGTAGACGAGCTTCGCCTCCGGCATGGCCTCCAGGCCGAACTTGCTCATCGCGACTCGGTTCGTGACCTGACCCAACGGGTCGTACATCTTTGGGTTGTTGTACCCATCGATCGGGATGTAGGCCAAGACCGGAAACCGCTTGATGATGAGCCGCTCGGGATCGAAGCGGTTGTTCAGCAACCAGGCGTAGAGCACCTGCGGGTCGTTGAGCGTGACGATCACGTCAGGCATGACGTTGGCGGCCAGCTCGATGAACCGGCTCATCCCGTAGGTGTCCCCTGCATCATGGATGGTGGGGACGTACATCTGGACCTTGGTCGGGTAGGGGTCGCCTTTGTAGTTGGTCGCTAGGAGATGGACCTCGTGTCCGTACTGCTCGACCAGGCGATCTCCCAGGGCATGAGCAACTCGAGCGAAGCCGGTGGCGCTGCCACCGTCACCGATCCATAGGACGCGCATCGTTCCTCCACGCCAGGCAGCGAAACGCTGCGGGCTGATGGTGAAAGGCGAACAAGCGTGCTACGCTTGTGCGGGCGGACCCTGGGTCAGGGCTGAATGGCAGCTCGGGGGTCCGCCTCTCCTATTCCGGGGATGGCACGGCTAGCGTTTGACCGCTAGCCGTCCATTCGGCACGGAGAGGAGATTCGTGAGGCGCACGATAACAGATGCCCTGTCGACTTGAACAGGGTCTAGCTCACGGTGAGCGCCTGCGCCGCAACCTGGGAATCGTTGCTCGCATCACGCAGGACGAGGTTCCAGCTCCCTGGCTCGTCGAAGATGACGCTGAGCCAGTCGTGAAGTCCGCCGTGCGAGACGTCGAAGACGTGGCTCTTCAGGTTCTTGGCGATGTCCGACCCGGAGGGCCGCTCTGCCTCGATGTAGTAGCGGAACTCGCCCCCCGTCTTGTGGGGGCCACGAGCGTAATCGGCTCCGCTGACCGACACCTTGCAGATGTCGATGGTCGCGCGGGGAGCCGCTGGGTCGACTGCGATCGCCACCATGAGCTTCTCCTCTACTCCGCCGCGACCTCGAAGTCGCGCTCGGCCTTGACGCCGCCGCATGAGATTGCGACGTGATGATTCCCGTCCACGACGGGCATGAACGATACCTGGACCTCACCGAAGGGATCGGTCATCAGCTCCAGCGCTCCGCGCGGGTCGGGCCAGATAGTAATGACCGCAGGCTCCGAGGGCGGGAACTTGCTTCCTGTCACCGTGATCCCCTGGTGGATGACCAGCGGCTTCGGTCCGATGTCGATGGCTCCGCCGCTGGCGGCGGGAGCTGCCTTGGCGGGTGCCTTCTTCGCTGCTGGCTTCTTCGCGAGGGCCGTCTTGCTAGCCATCTGGCTCCTTTCCCTCGAATGCGAGGTCTCTCACGGCTGACCACCATGCAAATGATTGCACGTAAGGCCAGCCCTTCTCTGCGGCAACACCAACACAGGCGTCATGCATCATCAGGATGTTGTGAGCCTCCCAGCCGCGATTGCCCTTTCCGATCTGGAAGTATCGCAGGTAGTCCTGCATCATCTCGTCGAGGCTGCGTACATGGTCGATGCGGCCGTACGGCCACCACAGCTCGATCCTGGCGCTCGGCCGGGAATGCAGGGTCTTCGGCCAGCCGAGGCTCCTGCGAAAGAGCCGTAGGTGCCCAGATGACATCGGATCCTGCTGCTCGCTGACCGATTCGACTCCGTCAACCAGCGTGTGAAACGGGATCCAGACTCCCTCTGCACCGACCGATTCCGCGTAGGCTGTCGCGGTCCACATCGACTCGAGCAGCTCCTTGCTCGGCATCTCATCCAAGGCGATGTCGAATAGCCACGGAGTCCGCACCGCAGACACGATCCGATCCATCGACGCGTCGCCATAGCCCAGGTGCGGCTCGCGGAGCACCTGGTCTCCGGGGCGGTTCGCCAAAGATTCGGCAATCTTGAGCGTCGAATCGGTCGATTCCTGCACACCGACGACAAGATTCGAGAACCAGCGCTTCATCAGCTTGAGGAGTGCGGGCATCCGCGCCTCCTCATTCCAGGCGACCATGACTCCGGTGCAGTCGGTGTATGGACCCCGGTTCGGAAGGCTGGTGCCGGTCTTGGCCGCGATCTCCTCGATTGGTTCCTCGACCCGGATCATTCCTGCGGCCAGGGCTCCGCCCGAGGCATCTCAAAGAACTCGCCGAACAGGTCGGGAGCTACCGGACGATTCGCGGGCACCCGAGCGGGGATCCCCATCACCGTCGACCCTGGCAGAACGTCCTTCGTCACCACGGCCCCTGCCGCGATGATGGCGTCGTTGCCGATCCGGATCCCCGGCAGCAGCAGCGCCCCACCGCCTATCCGTACTCGCTGGCCGATCTTCGGCCCGACGACCTCGCCTCCGCGCTGCATGGAGTTGTCGTTCATCATGTAGACGCCGACCGAGATGAAGCACTCGTCGCCGATCACCGCGTCGTTGCAGATGTGCGAGAGGTCGACGATCTTGCAGCGGCGCCCGATCCTGGCTCCATTCTGGATCGTGCTGTTGTTGCCGACCACGGTCTCCGACCCGATCTCGGTGTCCTCTCGGATCGTGACCCCTTCGCCGATCAGCACCTTGGGCTCGATCACGACGCCTGCGTAGATGACAACGTGCGTCCCGATCACGGATCCGTCCTCGATCCGGGTCTGCCCGTTCTGCACGTGCGGCATCCTGGCGATGACGCCCGCCACCTTCGGCTGCTTGCCCAGGTAGGCACCCGGGAAGATCGTCACATCGTCCCCGATCCAGACACCCTCCTCCACCACGACGCCGGGATAGAGGTGTGTCCTGCGACCCACGGTCGCTCCGCGCCGCACGATGGCGAACTCGTCGATGATGGCTCCGCTCCGGATGTCGGTATCGAGCTCGATGATCGCCATCTCTGAGATCACGATTACTCCTTCGAGGCTTTGATCGCCTGCGCGATGTCTCCCACGGCCCCCGCCACCATGGCTCCGACCGACTCTGGCACCTCGAACCGCACGACGTTCTCGGTGGCGGCTGGCTGACCGTCGGTAGACGGCGCTCCGGCCGGAGGCTTGGCCTCCTTCGATTCCATCATCTCGCGGGCGGTAGGAA